AGTTACCAAAAGGTGTGTCTATCTTGCCTTTTTTGTAGTCTTTATCTGCAATGTTCTTAGCTTGGTTAAGTAAACCTAAAGTGACATTAGGTGTACCAACAGGAGTAGCTAGTATGTTATCTAACGCTGCTACTTTAGCGTCTATAGAAGTGCTCATCAGTATGTCCCATCATCATAGACAACACCACCAGTAGGTAATGTAACCGTACCAGTGAATGTAGGGGATGCAGTATCTGCTTTGGATGCTACCGCAGAAGCTATGTTGTCGTACTCAGTGTTGATCTCAGTACCTTTAATTAGCTTTGCTGGGTTACCAGATACCAGCGAATCCTTAGCAGCAAAGTTAGTTGTTTTGACGTAGTTACTCATGCTAATTTACCTGTCTTAAAGTATACGTCCATCTGTTGAATAGATAGGGAATCAGTAGATATGTTGGCTTCAATACCAATCTGAAAGACTCTACCTGTTCCACTTAGATTTACTTTGGTGTTGTTAACGAATGCACCGCTGTTGTACTCTGCGATGTTGTATTCGCTGATGTTGTACTCTGATCTTGTTGTACCGCCTACGTTGTTGATCTGTGATATTGAATACAATGAACTGTAGTCAACCGCACAGTACAAAAATACGTTAGTGTTTAGACCACCGATAAGAAACAAAGACATCTTCTTTAGCATCTTCAGCACTGATGGTGCTGTAGCATCTAAGTGTGCTGTGTAATATGCAAACCTGAATGAATCACCGTTGTCTGATGCAAGAGCACCATAGTTACCGATGTATCCTAACCTACCTAAGTACAACTTACGATCTTTAGTGGTAGCTAATGACTTAGGTGCTATTGTCCACTTTGTTACTCTACAAGAGTTATCCTGTAGCCTACTCTTTAAGTCAAAACAGTATGAAATACCTGCTGTAGGGAATGACAACAGATAGAAACCATCTTTTTCATAGTATGCAGATCTAATGTTATCTACACTGTTGTTCGTGGTGAAGTCTGCTAACAGATCATCACGGATGTTCCTAGAGACATCGAACAAAGGAGGAGACTTCTCTTGGATAATTCTTCCTAGACTACGAACACCTGTATCAGATAAGAAGAAGATATCAGATCCTACATCCTGTACAGAATCTCTAGCAACACAGCCTACACCATCAATGACTTCTACCAATGACAAGTTAGTTGATGGATCTGTGGTAGCACCTGAGTAGATAACAATACTTTTCTTACAAAAGATGATTAGATAGCCATTAAAGGCTGCTAATGCTACGATTGAATCAGTTCCGTTAGTGAATGCCTTTTCTATGCTGATGGAACCAGCGTTACCACCAGACCATTTATGACCTGTTAACGCATCAGACCACCATACAGTAGTTTTATCAGTTGTGGTGTCAGCAACCCATAGACGACCATAAGCACCTAGAACTTCATTAGCAAGCTGTACAGTACCTGAATAACCAGCATGAGCGGACATCAGTGTCCATGTGTTACCTGCATGGTCATACATGATAGGATCATGAGCACGTTGGAAGAAGTATGTATGATTGTTAAAGCTAACTGCTTTCCAGTTCTGTGCTGTCCATGTAGAACCAGTATACTTAAGAGTTAGTGTTGTTGTACCTGTGTAGATCTTGTTGTCACCGATAGACGCAAGCTCTGTTGTACCGTCTTTCTTGACAATCTCATACAACATGGTAGGCTCTGTACCTACATAACCTACAGAAGTGTTTAAGTTATCCCATCCTTTACGGGATGCTATACGACCATACTGATCAATGACAGCATTGTCAGCTCTAAGAGAAAACTCTTTAGGAAGACCTAACGATGAATCCTGTGTGTTAAGTCCAAAGAAGCCTGGAGCAAGAAGACTAACTGATTTTAACTCAGCAGCCATTATGACCACTCCCATGTTGTTTCATCAGCATAGCGTTCTGATTCAATAGCTACGTATGATGCAACTGCTTTACGGTACAGATCTGCTTGCTGCTCAGATAACCTACCACCATCTTCACCACGTTCATTGATAGCACGAAGATAAGCACCTTGGATGACTAACTCTGATGGCACATAGATAACATCTGAAGATACTGACAGATCAGCCTGTGGAACAACACAGTCTACCTTCACAGTAATCGAAGATCCTGGTATAGACCATAGATCAATAGTGATCTCACCAGAAGTGTTAGAATTACCTACAGAGAAGTACTGTGGTGTACCGGACACTGTACCTTGTAAGTTAGTCCACTCGTGCATCTGATTCTGTGTTGCCTGAGTTAAGTCTCTCTTTACTGATGGTATGTACACCACTAACAACTTACTACGTGGATTAGAACCTGTGATAGCATAGTTCTGTGTACCATTAACAGCATTGATGGTCTTCGTTGTACGAAGAATAGACCAACTCCAGGTATCTTCTACTTCACGTTTAGCTTCGTTAACAAAGTCAGCAACTAGCTTAACGTATGGTGTATCAGATACAGTTGAGGCTTCAGTTTCCCGAAGCCTTCGTAGTACACCGTTAACACAATCTAAGTACGTAGCCATATGTCACCATTTTACTTTATCGGCCCAGTAAGCCGCAGACATTTTACCTTTAGCAATGTTCTTTGCATGTCTAGCTTTGAAGGACTTATTCCTTGCAGAACCTTCAGGGGAACCAGAAACACCTTGTTGACCAAATCTAATGGTCTTAACTTGATCACCGTCCTTTGCTACAACAATGTGTGATTTGGTAGGATGTCCAGGTGTTTTTTTAGGGCGATTATATCCGGACACTCCTGCTCTTTCTAACCTAGAGTCTTTCTTCATTTCTTCTTAGCAGTTTTTGCTGCCTCCTTGAAGTCTTTGGTTGTTGGAGCACCTTTAGTGCCTGGCTTTCTCATCTTCTCACCAGAGCCTTCAGCGATACGCTTACGCTTGGCTTGTATGTTCGCATACAGTCCTGGTTTCATTTCTTCTTCTTAGGCTTAGACATACCAGCCTCTGACAAAGCAATAGCAACTGCTTGTTTACGAGACTTAACGACAGGACCGCCTTTACCACTATGAAGAGTACCTTCTTTGTACTCTCTCATGACTTTACGTACTTTAGCTGGTTTCTGTTTCATGATGGATAACCCATCTTCTTCTCTTTAGCCTTCATAGCCTTTGATTCTTTTTTCTCGTGCATCTTCTTAGCTTTCTTTGATGCGTATTCTTCCGCTTCTTTCTTACCTTTAGCGGTATAAGGAAACTTTTTATTGTTCACCATCGGCATTTGTCTTTCCTTTCTTTTTAAACATACACTGTACGGTATCTGTTTCCCATATACGAATAGCAGTCCACATGATCGTTAGGACAGCAGCTATAGCAGGTAACAACTCAGCTAACGTACCTACTACAGTGATTATCGATATAGCATCACCAACCTGCTTTATTGACTCATCAGCGTGGAGAGCCATGTTACACCAACGCTTGTATCTGCTGTTGTAGTGCTGCTAATTGAGCTAACAAATCTTCTTTGGTTGGTGTAGGCGCTACAGCCTCTAGTGTTGGTGTAGGCTCTGTGAATGTACCATCAACATAACCCCATCCTGGACCAGCATAGTCCGGACAAGGAATCCAACCTTGTTGTACTGCATAGGCTTCATCAGCCACTGCTACGTTTGTTACTGTATGATTATCAATGATTGCCCATCTCATAGCATCACCTTACCAAGTATAGACACGGACAAGACCTGCACCACCATTACCACCAGCACCGGAGTTTGAACCATTACGACTAGCACCACCGCCGCCACCACCAGAGGCTATACCGCCTGTGCCACCATTACCACCAGTACCTGATGTACCGCCACCAGAGCTACCACCACCAGCACCTTCACGAGCTGTGGTTGATCCGTTAGTACCGTTGTTGCCGTTATCTGTTGTACCTGGGGATGGAGCAGCACCACCAGCAGCACCACCTCCGGCAGAACCTGTTATTGTTCCGCCAGCATTACCAGCAGATCCGTAAGTAGTTACACTACTAAATAAATAACCACCGGAACCTCCTCCAGGACCGCCTTGATACGAACAGCCGCCTAAAGGATATGAGTTAGCCCAACCACCTCCACCACCGGAGCCACCACCATGAGCTGATGATTTATATTGATTAAAACCACTACCAGCAGATCCAAAATGACCGTCTAAAGATGCGTAAGGTATACGAGCACCTAAAACACCACCGCCATAACCAAACTGACCGCCGCCTTGGTTTGAATCGCCAGCTCCTGAGCCAGCCTCACCGCCATAACTGATTAAAAAAGAACCAAAGGTTGTGTTTCCACCGTTTGTTCCGTTACCACCTGCTGTTGTATCTGCTGTAGAACTGGAACCGCCTGTACCACCAGCACCAACAGTAACGGATACTGTGGAACTTAAAGCAGAAGCTGGAAATAAACGAACTGTATAAGCACCGCCACCGCCACCGCCACCACCACCAATATTTAAGCTAGTAGAGCTTCTACCCCCACCTCCACCTCCTCCACCAGCACCCCAACATTCAACCATGACAAAGGTGGCGTTACCTGGTTTAGTCCAAGTACCGGAAGCAGTGAACTCTTGGAAGCTAACGTTAGAAGATACAGGAAGAATATTCTGTAGTGATACGTTAGCAATCGTACCACCAGTAATGTTTACGTTGTTGGCATCCTGTGATGCAATCGTACCTGTCAGTGTCTGCACAGCAGTACCATCACCAACAAACAGTTTCTTGTCAGTGGTATTAACAGCAAGTTGTCTGTTTTCTAACGATGCAGGTACTGCACCAGCAGTTGAAGATCCTTTGATCTTTATAGCCATGTCACGCCTCTTTAGAGTTCTTCGTAACCTTTGGTTTATTATCTTGTTTTGTTTCTTTCTCTTCTGTTACTTCTTCATACTCTGGATGAATACGCATTTGTTCAATGTCATACTCATACTCTACACTCATTAGGTTATTTGACCATTTACATCTGAATAT